TTTCTGCAATTGCTAATTTAGTAGGCGCAACGCTATTGATTGATAAGTAGGAGGTTAAATGGCTAACACTACCTCTGGCACAGTTATATTTGATAAGAATTTTTCTATAGATGAAATAATAGAAGATGCTTATGAAAGAATAGGTTTTCAAGGCGTAGCTGGTCATCAGTTACGTACTGCAAGACGTTCTTTAAATATAATGTTTCAAGAATGGGCAAATAGAGGTCTTCATTATTGGGAAGTTGCAAACAACAATATTACTTTAGTTGCTGATCAAAAAGAGTACACTATGTTTAGATCAACAGGTGATGGCACATCTGATGCCACAGCTGTTTATGGAGTAGATGATGTATTAGAGGCGTCTTATAGAGCATCAAATATTGATACTCCCTTAACAAAAATAAATAGGTCTACATATCAAGCATTATCTAATAAATCTTCTACAGGTCAACCCACACAATATTTTGTTCAAAGATTTATAGATAAAGTAACTATAACTTTATATTTAACACCTGGATCTAGCGAGGCAGGTAATTTTTTAAATTATTATTATGTGAAAAGAATTCAAGATGTAGGTGACTACACAAATGCAACTGATGTTCCATATAGATTTGTTCCTTGTATGGTATCAGGATTAGCTTTTTATTTATCACAAAAATTTAATCCACAACTTGTTCAACAAATGAAACTTCTATATGAAGATGAATTAAACAGAGCACTACAAGAAGATGGTTCTTCTTCAAGTTCTTATATAACACCAAAAACTTACTATCCAAATGTCTAAATTATCTAGTGGAAAATATGCAAAAGCAATATCTGATAGATCTGGTATGGAGTTTCCATATCAAGAAATGGTAAAAGAATGGAATGGATCTTTTGTGCATATTTCAGAATTTGAAGCTAAACAACCACAATTAGAACCTAGAAGATACACAGGTGATCCTCAAGGATTAATGAATGCTAGACCTGCTAGAACAGAACCAGCTACACAAAATTTATTACCAAGCAACCCTTTTAGTTTAACAAGCGGATCTGCAAGCGTTACGGTAACAGAGCCAAATCATGGCAGATCAAACAGTGATACTGTTAGATTTAGAAATGTAGATGGTAGCCCTGGAGGGTTAGCTTATACAGTATTTGAAAATAGTTCAGGATTTAGTATAAGTAGTGTAACAACTAATACTTATGTGTTTGATTGCGGATCAAATGCTACAGTAACAGAAAAATCAGGAGGAGACTTTGTTACAGCAGGACCTGTAACACAGCAAGCATAATGGCAGGATTTACTTACGATAATTTAGTAACTGATATTAGAAACTACACAGAAGTAGATTCCAATGTATTAACTGCAGCTATTATTAATAGAATTATTGAAGATGCAGAATTTAAAATTTTAAGAGATGTTCCGATTGATGCATATAAAAAACAAAAAATTGGTAATTTAGTTACTGGACAAACAACAATAAATGTCCCTGCAAAAACTTTATTTGTAAAAGGTGTACAGGTTTATGAATCAACATCAGCAGCTACAGGAGCTAATACTTGGCTAGAGAAAAAAGATGAAACTTATCTACAAGAATATATTCCAGCTGAGACTTCAACAGGAACTCCTAAATACTATGCCATGTTTGGTGGTGCTACAGGCGTCTCAGACACCACGTCAGGCCGTTTAATGCTAGCTCCGGCACCTAGTAGTACATTTAAGTTTAAAATACATTATGAGGCCATCCCTGATGGATTATCTAGCTCAAATACAACGACTTATATTAGCCAATATTTTCCAAATGGCTTATTATATGCATGTCTAGTAGAGGCATATGGATTTTTAAAAGGTCCAATAGATATGTTGACACTATACGAAAATAAGTATAAACAAGAACTAGAGAAGTTTGCTGCAGAGCAATTAGGTAGACGTAAAAGAGACGACTACACAGACGGAACTGTACGTATACCTATAACTTCAGCGAGACAATAGGAGATAAACTATGGCAATAACATCGGCAGTATGCACAAGTTTCAAAGTAGAAATTTTAAAAGGGGTGCACAACTTTACAGCATCTTCTGGTGATACATTTAACTTGGCTTTATACACAAGCTCAGCTTCATTAGGAGCTGCTACTACAGCTTACACAACATCAAACGAAGTATCTGGATCTGGATACACAGCAAAAGGAAATGCACTTACAAGTGTTACACCCGTTGCTGATAGCACAACTGCAGTTTGTGATTTTGCGGATACAAGTTTTACATCTGCTTCTTTCACAGCGAGAGGTTGTATGATATTCAACGATTCAGCTACAGGTGATCCAGCGGTTTGTGTAATCGACTTTGGTGCAGACAAAACTGTAACAAGCGGAACTTTTACAATTCAATTTCCAACAGCAGACGCTTCAAACGCTATTGTGAGAATAGCATAAGGAGGAACTCCTTATGTCAAGTACCTGGGGACAAAATTCTTGGGGCGATAACTCGTGGCAGTCGAATACTGTTACAATAACTCCAACAGGTCAATCATCAACATCTTCAGTAGGTCAAGCAGAGGGCTTCAACTTAAAAGGTTGGGGTGGTACTGGTTGGAGTGTCGGAGAATGGGGAGAAATTGGTGATAATACTGTTGAATTAACTGGTGTATCTGCAACTTCTTCATTAAACGCAGCTGGTTTATTATCTTTTACATTAAATGGTTGGGGTAGAAATACTTGGAACTCTGAACCTTGGGGTGACAGTAATAATCCTGTTGTAACATTAACTGGTCAAGGTTTAACTTCATCTGCTGGTTCAATTGAAGCTTTTAACGAAAAAGGTTGGGGTGGTAGAACTTGGAACAATGGTGAATGGGGACAGATTGGTGATAACAGAGTAGATCTAACTGGTTTGTCAATGACAGCTTCTGTTGGTTCAACAATAGAAGCATACAACGAAGTAGGTTGGGGCCGTGATGGTTGGGGTGAAGAACTATGGGGTCAAGCAAATGACTTCGCTATAATTTTAACTGGATTAAGTTCAACTTCTTCTGTTGGTTCATTATCACCTGCGGATGTAATGGGTGTAACTGGACAATCTGCAACAACAAGTCTTGGTTCAGCAACTATGGTTGGAGACGTTTCAGTAACTCCAACAGGTCAATCAACAACTGCATCGCAAGGATCATTATCACCTGCAGATGTGATGGGTGTAACTGGACAATCTGCAACCGCATCACAAGGATCATTATCACCTGCAGATGTAATGGGTATAACTGGAGTAAGTGCTGAAGTTTCTTTAGGAAGTGCGGACATAACTACAAATCCTATAGTTATACCTACAGGACAATCAGCAACTGCATCACAAGGATCAATATCGCCTGCTGATGTAATGGGTGTAACAGGATTATCTTCTACATCTAGTTTAGGATCTGTTTCAATGATAGGAAATGTATCACCTACTTTAACAGGTCAATCTGCAACCGTTTCTGTAGCTGCATTTGGCACTGCAACAGGCTTTGGAATTCAGGCATATTCTGATGTTGACACTGGTTCAAATTCATCGTATACAGATGTTGCAACGGGATCAAATACAAGTTATACTGACGCTGCATAATAGGAGAAAAATATGGCATCAACATATACACCTTTAGGAGTAGAACTTCAGGCAACTGGTGAAAACGCCGGTACATGGGGTACAAAAACTAATACAAATTTACAAATCTTAGAACAAATTTCTGGTGGATACATCGCAAAAGATATAGCGGGTGGAGCACAAACAACTGCATTAGCAGTTTCTGATGGAGCGACTGGTGCAGAACTATCTCACAGAATGATTGAGTTCACAGGAACTATTACAGGAAATCAAATTGTAACTATTCCTTTAGATGTTCAAACTTTTTATTTTTTAAGAAATTCAACTTCAGGATCACACACAGTACAGTTTAAATACGCTTCTGGTTCAGGAGATTCATTCACTTTTTCAGCAACAAACAAAGGTGATGCTCTTATATTTGCAACTGCAAATGATGGCACTAACCCTGATATTGATACAATATCTTTAGGTATGTCAGACATAGTAGAAGATACAACACCTCAATTAGGTGGTAATTTAGATACAAACTCTTTCATGATTGACTTTGATGATGATCACGGAATTAGAGATGAAAATGGTAATGAACAATTACAGTTTCAAACAACAGCTTCGGCAGTTAACCACTTTGATATAACAAATGCAGCAACAGGAAATAACCCTTCTATTACTGCAGTAGGTGATGATAGTAATATCAGCATTAATCTAGTGCCAAAAGGAACTGGACAAGTTCTATCAAATGGGTCAGGTTTAGCAACAACAGGAAAAGCTATTGCAATGGCATTAGTTTTCGGATAAAAGAATCACAAGGAGAATAAATTATGGCAGCACCAAATCTAGTAAATGTATCAACGATTACTGCAAAATCAGTTCAAGCAGATTTAAGTACAACGCTTACAACTGAAATTCTTGCTAACGCTTCCTCTTCTAATAAAGTGTTTAAAATTAACAATATCATCATAGCAAATATTGATGGAACAAACTCAGCTGATGCTTCAGTGGCTATCACTAAATCTGGTGGTTCACCAATTATGATTGCTTCTACTGTAGCGGTTCCAGCTGATGCAACTTTAGTTGTTGTTGATAAAAACACTTCTTTATATCTTGAAGAAGGTGATAATATAGAAGCAGGAGCAAGTGCAGCGTCTGATTTGACTATTACTATTAACTACGAAGAACTAAGTTAATATTTACAATACATAATATTTGTAGTAATAAAGAGCTATGGCTTTATATTTTGCAGAATTAGATTCAGATAACAATGTTATAAGAGTTATAACAACTCCTGAAGATATTGTTTCTTCACCAAACGATCCAGCTGGTGAAACATGGTGCTCTAATAATATTTCTGATGACCCAGATATCCCATTAGTAGATGGAGCTTACCCAGGTGTAGCTTGGAAACAAACTTACAAAACTGCTTTTGATGCAGCTACTAGATGGAATTATGCTGCGACAGGAGGAACTTATGATCCTGTTAATGATGCTTTTATTCATGGCAAACAATTTGATTCATATGTTTTAAATGATAAATTTAAATACGTGGCACCTGTAGCTTTTCCTACCGTAGATGATAGAGGTAATAATTTACCAAGAGATGCTTTTCATCCAGATAATTTAGCAATTAATTGGGATGAACCTACTTTAAGTTGGGTTGGACAAAGATGGGAAAATAATGTATTAGTTAGTAAAGTTTGGAATCCAAACACTTCAACATGGAGTATTAAGGAGTAGTATGAGAGGTTTTATAACACCAGGATTTTCTATAGCTGGACAACAAAATATACAAAATGATGGCGGAGTTATCGGTCCAGATAACACTCCGACAGTTAATGATTTAGTAACGTCTTTTACTTCCTCTGGAACATATGGTGGTGCTAGCCCTTTAAACGCACCTCAAACAGGAAAAGTAATTCTTGTTGGTGGCGGAGGTGGTGGTGGCCGACAAGCAGGCGGCGGAGGAGCCGGCGGAGTTGTAATTATTGATAGTGCACCTCTTGCTTCACCTTTCCCTGTATCAGTAGGGAGCGGTGGTTCTGGAGCTGGAGATGGACAAACTGCTGGATCAGGTGGAAATACATCTGCTCCTATTGGAGGAACCACATACACTGCACAAGGTGGTGGAAGATGTGGAAGATCATTACCTAATTACGTAGGCCCAAGCTCAACTTTCAATGGAGGCCCTGGAGGATCCGGGGGAGGTGGCGGAAGAGGAAATAATAACCCTGGTCAAGCATGTCCAGGAGGAAGCGCAAACCAACCAGGTCAATCAAATCCAGGAGCAAATACAAACGTAGGAAACGCTGGAGGAACTGGAAATAATCCTCAAATACAAGATAACAGAATTGGCGGTGGCGGAGGAGGAGCTGGAGGAGCGGGCTCTCAATCTCAAGCTGGAGCTGGAATAGCTGCTATTCCATCATCAGCTCTTCCTCAATCACCAATTTTTTCACCTGGAGGAACTGGAAAACTTGGAGGAGGTGGCGGCGGAGGTGCCGGTCTTGCAAACGGTGGTGGAGCACCTAATCAGTATTTTACACCTTTCACAGGAACTGACGGAGCAGGTGGCGGTGGAGGATCATGTTATAACTTCCCTAATCCTGGTTCAGCTGGAGGAGATGGTGGAGTTCACGTAATAGAAACAAAAGCAGGTCCTAGACAAACTAGTGGTGTATGGACTTCAAAAGCAGTTTACAGTGCAGTAGAAGACGATAACTGGGTTAATTAGTATTTTAATACTATGAAAGAAAGAATTTTAAATGGAGAATATAAAAAATATATTTTCAGTTCCTATCTTTAATACTTATTTAAATACCAATACAACTAAGCTTATTGAAATGGCTTATGAAGAAAAAGAATTAAATCCTGAAGGTAGGCATAAAAGCAATCAAGGTGGTTATCAAACTGAAGAATTAAACTACAATAAGTACAAATTTTTATTTGATAAAATAAATCCTCATGTAATAGATTATTATAAGTTGTTTAAGTTTAAAAAAGCTGAATTATTTTTATCAAGTTTTTGGACTAACATAAGTAAATATAAAGATTTTAATGGTAGTCATTGTCATTCAACGTCAACGATATCTGGTGTGCTGTATTTAAAAACACCAGAAACTCCTAAATGTGGAAAAATAGTTTTTGAACATCCATATTCAGGTATGGATTTTTTTATTAATGGGGCAGATGTGGGCGACGATAGTTGCGTATATTCAATTTACTATTATAACCCTAATGAAAATCTTTTTTTATTATTTCCTTCTTGGTTAAAACACTATGTGGAACCTAATCAAACTAAAGAGGATAGAATTTCAATGTCATTTAATTTTTCAACAAGGTGGTAACTGTATGGTGCACGAACATAAATTTTGGGTTTACGATAAAGTAATACCAGAACACATTTGTGATCAAATTTTAAATTTAGGATTAAGTAAAGAATTAGGTTATGGATTAACTTCTGGCAAAAATCTTGAAGAACATAAAAAAGAAGGTATTGATAAATTATTTAGTTATCGAAAATCTAACACAGCTTGGTTAGAAGAAGAATGGATTTATAAAGAAATTTTAGCCGTGGTCAATCAGGCTAATAAAGATGCAGGATGGAATTATGATTTTGATAGAATGGAAACTGCTCAATTTACAAAATATGGAGTAGGTCAATATTATCATTGGCATGTAGATTCATTAGACAAACCTTTTCAAGATAAAAATAATAAATATTTTTATAAAAAAATAAGAAAACTATCTATGTCTTTATTGTTAACAGATCCTAATGAGTTTGAAGGAGGAGAGTTTGAATTTGATTTTTCTAATGTAGAATTAGGTAAAATTAGACATAAATTAACTGAACTAAATCAAAAAGGTTCTATTGTTGTTTTTCCGAGTGATACATTTCATAGAGTAAACCCAGTTACTAAAGGTATAAGATACTCTTTAGTTATCTGGTGTTGTGGAGCACCTTTTAAATGAAACAAATATATTTCTTGTCTGGTTATTCGAGATCAGGTAACACATTACTATCTTCTATTTTAAATCAAAATAAAAATATTACTGTTACTCCAAATAGTTGTGTTGTTCAAATTATGTATAATTTGTTTGAGCTTCGTAAATCTGATTGGATTAAGAATGTACCAGAATTATCTGGTTTAAATAATATTACAAAAAAACTTTTTGAAAATTACTACGAACATTTAAACTCTAAATATATTTTTGAAAGAGGTGGTTGGGGAACACCTTACAATATAGATATGTTAAATGAATTAGGTTTTAAACCTAAATTTTTATTATTAGTAAGACCTTTAGTAGAAGTTCTAGCTTCTTATGTAAAAGTTCAAAAACCAAAAGATTTAGAAAACTTTATTTTTAATGTAATGCATCACGATGTAGGGAAGATATATTGGGATTGGCGGTCCACTAGTAATATCATAAAAACCAAACAAAATTATTTATTGATTAAATATGATGATTTGGTAAATAATACAGAAGGAAAGATAAATGAAATATATGATTTTTTTGAAATACCTAAATATCAGCATAATTATAAAGATATTAAACAATTTGAATATAATGGAGTTGCCTATAATGATACTGTGTTTGAATCAAATCTACATACGATTAGGTCAGAAATAAAAAAAGAAAATTATGATTTGGAGGAATATTTAACAAAAGATATTATAAAAAGATATGATGGATGGGATTACTTTTAAAAATAATAATTATTATGTGGTTAGAAAAACTCTTTCTGAAGAGTTATTAAGTTTCTTAACAGAATATTATGCAAATAAATCTCAAATTTATAAGACGATGAGAAGTTATAATTATGTTAATAGATATAATTCAGAATTTGGAACTTTAAATGATCCGCAAGCAATGGGTTCATATTCTATATATGGAGATATTCAAACAGATATGATTTTAGTCAAACTAAAACCATTGATGGAAAAAGTTACAAATTTAAAATTACATGAACAATATTCTTATTTAAGAGTATATAAAAACGATGCTGTTTTAGAAAAACATATAGATAGAGAGGAATGTGAAATATCCGCTACATTAAATTTGGGTGGAGATAAAAATTGGCCTATTTTTTTAGAAAATAAAAATCAAACTATAAAAGTAAATTTAAACCCTGGAGATTTATTAGTCTACAAAGGTAATCTTCTTAATCATTGGAGAGAAAAATTTGAAGGTGAAATTTGTGTTCAAACTTTCTTACATTATAATGATGTTAATAAAACAAATCAAAAATATGATCGAAGACCTCATTTAGGTCTTCCTGAATGGTTTAGAGGAAAATAAATGAATAATTACATTTATGTAAAAAAGAAAGCTGTTAGCAGAGAAAAATGTGAAAATATTATTAACACAATTAATTCTACTAAATTAAAGCCAGCTAATTCAAAAAATACAAAAGATTTTTATAATGGCACTTATGCGAATGTTTATGAGCAAGAGTGGTCAGAGGATCTTTTTAACTGTATGCTTGAGTATAAAAAACAAAATACATTTTTAGATAGTAAAAATCTTTGTCAATGGAAAATTCAAATTTTTTGTAATTATCAAAAATATAATCCAAATCAACATTATAAAGAAGAACATTGCGAACATGGTGGAACTGAAGCTGAAGCAAGAAGAATGTTAGTTTGGATGTTTTATTGTAATACAATAAAAGAAGGTGGTGGGACATATTTTCCACAACAAGATATAACTTTAAATCCAGAACAAGGCACAATTGCAATTTGGCCAGCATCTTGGACTCACAGTCATTATGGTTTAGTGGCACCAAAAGAATATAAATACATAGTTACAGGTTGGGCTAATTATATTAAAATTTAAATGAACTATTTAATTGAAGATGAAAATTTTTTAACCGAAGAAGAAAAAAATTATATAGATAATAATTTTCAATATATCCCTTTTTATTATACAAAAAGAATAGGTGTTTATAGAAGAGATGCGCCTGTTATGTGTCATTCTTTAGTAAAAAGAGCAGATGATCCTAAAGTAGATCACACGAAAGATAGATCCACCTCTTCTTATACTAACTTCTTTTTAAATATCTTAATTAGATTTACTCAAAAATATAATATAGCTTTTGATAAAGTTTTAAGAGGATCTATAAACATAACCTGTAAAGTTAAATGGGATAAGACAATAGTTCATGTAGATCATAAAATACCACATTCTGTTTTTATGCTATATTTAGGAGAGGAGGTTCATGGTAATTTAAATGTATATGAAGAAGATAAAGAAACTTTAATTAAAACAATTAAACCAAAAAATTATAAAATTGTTTGTTTTGGAGAAAATGTTCCTCATCAATTTGAATACCCTAAACAAGGTTTAAGGAGAGCTTTGGTATTTACTTTTAATTAATATGAAAGAGTTATCAAAATATATTTATTTGTATCAAAACAAAGATGTTTTAAAGCACATTAACCCAATATTAAATTTAATAAAATTAGAATATGGAAAATCTATAAATACTAAAACTGAAAAAATTTCACACACGGATTGGCATAATCAACATGAAAATAGAAAATATGTAAAATATTTTTTTGATAATATTTTTAAAAATTATGCAAAAGAATTTATAAAATTTACTAGACAAAAAGGAGCTGAGTTAGATAGTATATGGTTTCAACATTATTGTAAGGGTGACTATCATAATTTACATACTCATCCTAAATCTAATTTTACAAATGTATTTTATTTAAAGGTAGGAGATAATCAAGAAACAAATATAATAGATTGCCCTCCAATTAATAAATTTAATTTTAAAATAAAAGTAGGAGACATATTAACTTTTCCCGCTTTTTTGTCTCATGAAAGTTTAATTAATACAGGAGAAGATAAAATAGTCATATCTTTTCATTTTAATTTAATAGGTCATTAATGAACAATTACAAATTGTATAAAAATTTTATTGAAAAAAAAGATGTAAAATTACTATCTGAATGGATACATAATAATAAACATTTTTTTCAAGACGCAGGAATGGGTGGTAATAGAATTACCTCAAGGTTTTTAACAGATATAATTTACCCAAAAGTTGCTTATAAATTAAAAGATAAAATAGAAAAAGAACTTCAACTTAATAACTTTAATTATATGGCAGCAAGTTGTGCATTTCCAGGAGATCATTGTTATTTACACAAAGACCCAAAAAAAGGTAACTATGAAACACTGCATTGTAATTTATTTTTATCCGACGTAGAGGGAGGAGAAGCTTTTATTCAAAAAACACCTACAGAAGAAGATCTTGTAAAATTTACGAAAGGTAATATGTTGTGTTATAAAGTTTCTAAAGTTTATCATGGAAGTAAATTATTAATTAAAGGGGAAAGAAAAATGTGGATATACAGTTTTTCAATTATAAATGACTAATATACATTCTATATTTCCAACTCCTATTTATAAAATAAATATAGAAGAGTTTATAACTCAAGAAGATTTAGACTATGTAAAAAATATAAAACAAGTTACTTATGGTAATATAGGTAATTTAACTTCAAGAAATACCTACGTGTTAAATAATAAAAAGTTTGATAGTTTAAATAAAATACTATTAACACATATTAATCATTATTTTAAAAAAATTATAGACACTTCAGATAAAGTTACTCCTTATATTACACAATCTTGGCTTAATTATACAGAGGTAGATCAATTTCATCATAAACATGCTCATTCTAATTCTATTATTTCTGGTGTTTTTTATTTTAATGCGATTAAGGAAAATGATTCTATTTCATTTCATAAAGTTGTTAATGACCAAATTTCATTAACTCCTAAAAATTATAATCTCTTTAATTCATTAACTTGGAATTTTCCTGTAAAGACAGGTGATTTAATCTTGTTCCCTTCTAATTTAGGACATTCTGTAGATAGAAAAAAAAATAAAAATTTAAGAATAAGTCTTGCTTTTAATGTGTTTATAAAAGGAAATTTAGGAGAGCATACTTCATTAAATGAATTATTTATATAATAATTTTTTACCTATCAAAACGGTAGATGAAATACATAACACAATTTTTAATATTAACTTTCCATGGTTTTATGATCATGAAAACACACTTAATAAAAAATATATAGAAGAAGAAGAAAAAAATTTTAATACTATTTTAGATTACTATCAAGTTTGTCATGTTTTTTATAGTGATTATTCAAAATATAATTACATACCAGAAACAATAATTAATCAATTAAATTTACCTAATAAAATATTAAGAGCTAAAGTAAATCTACAAGGACAAAATAGAACTGCAACACAACATACTTTTAATTGTCCACATACGGACCAAGATGCAGAACACATAGCTGGAATTTATTATGTAAATGATTCCGATGGGTTTACTTTTTTATTTGACAATGATAATAACATCATTGAAAAAATAATGCCAAAGAAAGGTAGTTTATTATTATTCAATGGAAATATTAAACACGCATCTGGACATCCAATAAACTCCATAAAAAGATGTGTAATAAATTTTAATTTATCAAAATGATAACAGAATATTATACAAGAATTTTAGTTTTTGGTTTACCTGGATCTGGTAAAACAACTTTTTCTAAAAAACTTTTAGAATCTTTAAATAAAGAAAAAATATATTATGCTTATTTTAATGCTAATGAAATTAGAGCTATGTTTAATGATTGGGATTTTACAATAAATGGAAGAATAAGACAATCAGACAGAATGTTTAAACTTTGTGAATTAAGTCCAAAAGGAGCTATTGCTGATTTTATATGTCCTTATGAAAATATGAGAAAAAGATTTAATTATTTTATTTGGATGAATACTATTAAAGAAGGTAAATATGAAGACACTAATAAATTATTTCAAAAGCCAAAAGATATTCAACCTGATGTTGAGATTAATGACTTTAATTATGAAAACAAAATTAAAACAATAGTTAAAAAAATAAAAAATCACGAATGTAAAGATATAGATACTAAGTTAATATGAGTAATCAGGAAGTATTAAAACATAAAATAACAAGAGATTCCTATATTAGTATTTGTTATGTAAAAAATAAAAATTTACTAGAAAGAATAAAAAATAAAATAATAGAAAAATCAAAAGACTCTTCTTTAGACTATAAAACAAATGTCAAAGCAAAGTTTACAGGTTTCTATAGTTTAGCAAAAGAACCAGAAATCTTTGACTTTATGACAGAAATAAAACCTTTTATTAATAACATTTATACTAAATCATCTTATTTAGAAGAATGTTGGGGAAATATTTATACTAATAACGATTATGCATTAGAACATCACCATCAAAACTGCACTGGTTTTTGTGGAATTTTATATTTAAGTGAAGGAGGTCCAGGAACTTACTTTTCTGATTTTAATGTTACAGTAAATGAAGAGTATGGTAAGGTAGTATTATTTGATCCACTTTTATTGCATCAAGTAGTGTCTTCTAATTTAAAAAAAACTAGAATTACTATGGCTTTTAATTGTTATGAGAAGAAATCTTGGGATAATTTTTATTTAAATCAAGAAAAAAATATGTAATATAGGCACTTATGCTACAAAAAATAGGATTTCAACCAGGATTTAACAAACAAATTACAGAAACCACAGCTGAAGGTCAATGGGTTGATGGTGATAACGTAAGGTTTAGATATGGTACACCTGAAAAAATAGGGGGTTGGAGACAATTAGGTGATAATAAACTAACCGGCGCAGCTAGAGCCTTATTTCATTTAGTTAATAAGGAAGGTATTAAATATTCAATTATAGGAACAAACAGAATTTTATACGCTTACACAGGTGGTGTATTCTATGACATACATCCTATTAGAGATACTCAAACGTTAACTAACGCTTTTACAACTACCAATGGATCAACAACTGTAACAGTTACTTATTCAAGTCCTCATGGTTTACTTGCAAATGATATTGTGCTTTTTGATAATTTTTCTACGATTACAAATTCTAATTTTACATCCTCAGATTTTGATGATAAAAAATTTATGGTTACTTCCGTACCTACAGCACTTACTATTACTATTACCATGTCATCAGCAGAGACTGGATCAGGAGCCACAACTTCTGGAGGAATAAGATCACAAGCGTACTATTCTGTTGGACCTGCAGAACAGTTGGCAGGTTTTGGTTGGGGATTGGGTTCTTGGAGTGGTGAAGCATCAGGGGCAGTTACAACAACTTTAAATGGCGCATTGTTGGATGACACAGCAGGAACTGGTGGATCAGGAACTTCTATCACATTAACAAGCACAACAAATTTTCCATCTTCAGGTACAAACTTTATTCAAGTTGGCAATGAAGAAATTTCTTACACAGGTATTTCTGGAAATGATTTAACAGGAATTACAAGAGCAGTTAGAAACTCTACAAGATCAGGACACTCTAGTGGTGCAACGGTAACCAATTCATCAGACTATGTTGCATGGGGTGAAGCTGCATCAGGAGACTTAGTTCTTGATCCAGGTCTTTGGAGTATTGACGCTTTTGGTAAAACTGTAATTGCTTTGATTCACAACGCAGAAGTTTTTTCATGGAATGCTGATGCATCAAACGCTACAGCAACACGAGCCACAATTATATCTGGTGCACCGACTGCATCAAGAGACATGATAGTATCTACACCTGATAGGCACTTAGTATTCTTTGGAACAGAAACAACTATCGGAGATCCAACAACACAAGATGAAATGTTTATTAGGTTCTCTGATCAAGAAGATATTAATACTTACACACCTACAGCAACTAATACAGCTGGTACACAGAGGTTAGCTGATGGATCAAAAATTGTAGGAGCAGTCAGAGGTAGAGATGCAATTTACATATGGTCAGACACATCTTTATTTACCATGCGTTTTGTTGGATCACCTTTTACTTTTGGTTTTGCACAAGTTGGTACAAACTGTGGACTAATAGGACAGAATGCTGCAATTGAAGTTGATGGTGCTGCCTACTGGTTTTCTGAAAACGGATTTTTTAAATACTCTGGTAATCTAGAATCAATGATTTGTTTGGTAGAAGATTTTGTTTTTACAAATTTAAACACTACAGCATCACAATTAATTAATGCAGGTTTAAATAATTTGTTTGGAGAAATAACTTGGTTTTATTGTTCTGAAGGATCTACAGTTATTGATAGATGTGTGACTTATAATTACTTTGATTCTACACCACAAAGACCCGTGTGGACTACAGGGACTTTAGCAAGAGGCACATGGAAAGATTCAGCCATATTTGGTTTACCTCACGCTACAGAATACGACGCTAGTAGTAATGATTCTTATGATGTTGTTGGAAATACAGATGGTTGCACGACATATTTTGAACACGAAACAGGAACTGATCAAATAAAGAGTGGGGCAACTACAGCTATTACTTCTAGCATTGAGTCTGGAGATTTTGATATTACACAACAACGAAGTGCCTTAGGTCAGTCATCAGGACTTGCAACTTTTAGAGGTGATGGTGAATTTATTATGAAGATTAGAAGATTTGTACCAGACTTTTTATCACAAATAGGAAACACACAAGTAACCTTACAATTACGTAATTATCCAAATGATAGTCAAACAAGTTCTTCACTTGGACCCTTTACAATTAGCTCATCTACGACTAAAGTAGATACACGTGCAAGAGCTAGAGCAATGTCTTTGAAAATAGCAAACACAGCTGTATCTCAAAGCTGGAAACTCGGCACGTTTAGATTAGATATACAACCGGACGGGAGAAGATAATGGCGACTTTAGCAGATTTAGCAAGACTATATTTAAATCAAACATTACCAGATATTTCTGGTATATTTGGACCTAGAACACCAGGACCAAGTATACCTACTCCTCCTGTAGCTCCCGAACCAGGATTAACACCTGAACAATTAGCATTATTATACCCAGAAAGTCAAAGTGGTAGAGACGATGATTTTAGAGGTGGCGGTGCATTTGGTAATTTAGATTTATCTAAATCAATAACTGTTACTAGAGATGTTTATGACGAAGAGTTAGGAGATTTTATACCAACAGAATTAAAAGCGTATTATAATCCAACACTAGGTAATTATCAAACCTTTGAGGGTAAAAATGTTAATCCAGCGTTTACAAATGTGCCAATGGGTATATTTGGAACAGGATTAGATTTTTTTGGTTTAAGACCTCCAACAATTGGAGGATATACTTCAGGTAAAATAAGAGGAACTTATGATACTCCTATAGATATGATAAAAGGAAATAGAAACGATCCTCCTGGAATGACTCCTGCACAAATAACAAAAAGAAAAAAAGGAATTGAATCATTAAATAAAACTTATCAAAATATTCTCAGAAATAGAGATAGAGATGATGGACCACAAAATATTAGCACCAGTGGTGGTAATATTGGAGATAGGGTAAGCAGTAGTTATAAAGAGGATCCAGATACAGGTTTATTATAATGGCTAAGATAGTACAAGTATTAACAAGACCTAGTAAGGAATATTCTCAACAAGTTGCTGATGCACAAGTTAGGGACTTGGATGCTGTAATAGAAAAATTAAACACAACGTTTCAACAAGAATTAAAAGACGAGGTAGAAGCACAAAACTTCTTTTTAAATTAATGGCAAATACTTTTTTAAATGCAAAATCAGATCTGACTACTACAGATTTAACCACTGTATATACGGTGCCATCTGCTACAACTGCTGTTGTAAAATCTATATTAGTATCAGAAGATGCAGGGTCAGGGACTACGATTGATGTAACTTTGGTTGATGCATCAGGGACCATATTTAGTTTGTTTAAAGCTAAAGCTGTTGGATCAAATACAACAGTAGAACTATTAACCCAACCTTTAGTATTAAAAGAAAGTGAAGCTTTAAAAGCACAAGCTGCTCAGGCTAATGAATTGCATGTGGTAGCGTCAATATTAGAGGTAAAACCTAGAGAGGTAGTAACATAATGAGTATAATGGTAATAAAACCAGAAGATATTAAGACAACAATAAAAAATAAAAAAACTGGTGAAGTATATGAAAATGAAGACGCTTTAAAAGCAGCAGACATTCCAGAAGAAGATGTTCAAAGGGACGTTACTGTAATAATGCCTAGTCTTGATTTATTAGGAAAAACAAAATAAGATAGGAGATTATGCCAATAACTAGAGGACAAATGGAACGACAGCTAAGAATGGGAGGTGGAATTATGCAAGTTGCACCTAGACAAGGAGCACTATTGGGTGGTCTTAAAAAAGCTGTTAAAGGTGTTGCTAAAGGTATTGGTAGTTTTTTAAAATCAGATTTAGGTAAAGCTGCATTATTAGGTGTAGGAGCTTTTGGTTTACCAAAGATAGGAATGTTTCCAGGTTTTTCTGGTGTGCTATCTGGTGGTGTTCCACAATTAGGACTTAAAGAATTATTAACTAAAAAAGCAGCTGATGTAACTCTTGGAGATACATTAAAAGTTGGTGCTATGGGAACAGTTTTGGGTGGAGTGTTGTCAACATTAGACCCACAAGAGGAAGAAGAAATTGTACAAAAAAGAAATTTAGAAGCTTTGAAAAGTAAATTAACTAAAGCTTATCAAGACTTAAATTACGATCCAGCAGAGATACCAGCCCTTGTAGCTAATGACATGTCTGAATATACAGCAGGAGCTGGTGGATATGCAGAAGGTGGTCGTATTAGTCACTCGGATGGAACAAAACCATCAGCAGATGAGGCAGTAACTCAACAAATGGTAGACCAAAGACAAATGGCCATGATAGAGGATATGTTAAAAAGAGGCATGGATATGGATACTATAAAATCGATAACTGGTGCATCTAACAAAATGATTCAAGATCGTATTAACTTTATTAAATATGGTGGAGCAAAAGTGCCTATAGAAAAAGCAGAAGGTGGTAGAATAGGCTATGCTAGAGGAGACACTGCAGAACAAAACGCTATTCAGGCATCAGGCATCATGGATTTACCTTTAAATGAAAATCCAGCAGGTATTACAGAGCTAGATTTAAGAGAAAGTGGTGGATTTATTCCTCCAGTTGGTGTAAAAGAAAAGGCTGACGACATCCCTGCGATGCTTTCAAATAACGAATTTGTATTTACAGCTGATGCTGTAAGAGGAATGGGTGACGGTAATGTCAACTTAGGTGCACAACGTATGTATGACATGATGAAAAAATTAGAAAACGGAGGAAGAGTCTAATGGCTACAGAAACAATCACACAGATACAACAACCACCAGAGTTTATAGAAGCGGCCGCAAAACCATATCTTACAGAATTACAACAAGCTGTAGGTGGTTTTAAAGGTGCTGATTTATCTAAAATTTATGGACCACAATTTGTAGCTGGGCAAGATCCTCTACAATCTCAAGCAATTTCTGTTGCAACAGCACAAGATGGATTAGGATCTTTTAGACCTTTTTTACAAACTGCAGCTACACAAGCTCAACAAGCAGGTCAATTTGTTGGACCACAAGCGTATCAACAATTTATGTCTCCATTTCAAAAAGATGTTATTGGAGCTACTTTAGACGAATTTGATTTACAAGCACAAAGAGGACTGCAAGGAATAGCAGATCAAGCATTAGCTGCAGGAGCTTTTGGTGGTGGTAGAGAAGGTGTTCAAAGAGCAGAGTATCAAGCTGCATCAGATAGAAACAGAGCTGCATTACAAGCTCAATTATTACAACAAGGTTTTAGTCAAGCACAAGCAGCAGCAGGGCAAGCTTTTGGTCAACAACAAGCTTTAGCTAATCAACAACAAGCTTTAGCCGGACTATCACCAGCTTTAGTAGGTCAACAAGTTGCTGGTTTACAAACTTTAGGTGGAGGATTACAAGCACAAAGACAAGCTGAACTAAGTGCACAACAACAATTAGCTCAACAACAATTATCACAACCGTTAACTGCGGCACAGACTTTAGGATCAGGCATCATGGGTCTAATCTCAGGATACCCTGGAGGAACACAAGTAACACAACAACCTGCACCAAGTGCTTTACAATCTGCATTAGGTTTAGGTGCAACACTTGCAGGTATCTATAGAGGAACGAGGCCAA